CCAGTCAGGCCGAGGCAGAGTTGCGCAGCAAAATGCTGCGAGAGCGCGACCCGAACCACGACATTTACACCGGTGAATGCGGTGTGTGGATGCCGTTTGACCCCGAAGCGTACAAGACCGGTCGCGTCGAGTATATGGAAGAAGAGCTAAATCAGCTGGCGCACAACAAGAACCAAAATGAGGCGAACGCCAAGACCGCATTTGAGCAACGTATTAAGGAAACACGTCAGCAGGCCATGGAGGAAAATATCAAGAAGGCTGAAAAGTCGGGCAATGTTCTAACCCAGACGATTAATGCAGAGGGCAAGCTGGTGAATATCACGAATATGAATACACAGGAGCGCGCATTGTTGGCGCAGTCGCAGGAGACATCCGCGGCGGATAGTGAGTATGAGCATATTTCGGTTGCCAATATTCGCAATGAGCTATTTGAAGGGGAGAATGTAGTGATGGGCAAATCTGGAAAGGGAGACAAAGATAAATAATCCAAACAATAAAATTGAAACTATAATTTGTAAATAATAGACAGTAATTATTTACAAACACCAACACAAATATGAGCGCAACCAATTTGAACATGAATTATGAAATGGCACAAGTGTGTTATGTCAAAGCCGTGTATTCAATGGACAGACATAAATATATGCTATCTCCGTCGCTATCTGTGCGCGACTTTATTGCAACCGTGCAGAAACGGGCCGCAGAAGACATTTATCATTTGAGTTTGTCTTCCAATGAGGCAGAGATTAATACAATTGAAGTAGTGGAAGCAGGGCAAGAGTTGGAAAACATCAAGGCAGAAGACGCGCCAAAAATGGAACCAGAGGACATCACGATGCGTCAAAAATATGGGGACGCATTGGCTCACGTATCGTTTTACGTTCGGTCCGCGTTGCTAGACCCCATCAGGTAATCAGGGCATTAAGTATTTATATTATTAGCATTATATCTTCCATGACCTTATCTTTACCATTTTGTTTTTTTTACATTGATGGTTTGCCCTGCGCCACGTTTTTTATTCGCATTCGGGTCATACTTTTCTTCCTCGTCATCCGACCCCATATCCTTTGACAATTCCCAGAACTCTTTAGACCCAAGACGGAACTCGCCGTGCGCATCGGCTTTGTACCAGAAGACTTGGTCGTGCAGTCTATTGGTTTTTACATTGTTGTTGATGACCAAGCACTCGTAGTTTTCTGTGCATTGGTCCATCACTTGCGAAAACGCCTCAAATGTGGGGAACATGCCGGCGTAATTCTCGTAAATGCGCTTCCTGTTGGCCAGGTAGTTTTCTCTCAAAATAAAAACAAAATCAATGTTTGTGCGCAGTGTCGGCGGGATGCCAAGAGGATATTGCATTGTGATGACTAACATGATCTTCCAGTGTCTTCCGTTCATAAAAAGTAATCGCATCATTTTATCTTTCGCCCATGTGTTGTCATACAGGCAGTCATCCAGGATAACGAATGCGCGCGGGTCAATGCTGCTGCGCTTAAATGCCTCCATCTCTTTTCGCATTTGCTTGAGCACTTGGCGCTGGCGCTTCAAAATGTTCTCAATGATTGCAGTATTATACTCGTTATGGATGAAGAGCTTGGGCACGAGCTTGCCGTAAAACCCGTTCCCCTCTTCCGTGCCGGCGACAACCGTGCCAATCGGGATATCTTGATGGTAGTAGAGCAGGTCGCGCACGAGAAATGATTTGCCGGTATCACGTCGCCCAATAAGTACTACGACAGGCCCTTTCGACTCGTTAATCTTAAACGTGATGCTTTTCATATCAAATTTTTTTAGTTCTAACGTCATATATATTTATTAACGTTTTTTACAAAAATAATGGTGCGCAAAACAACGAACTCGCATTGCTAAAGACTTTCGCGCGAAATATATAGTTTGTTTTTATAATTTTTGCTTTTAAATATATAAAACAATTAAAAACAACTTAAAGACAACACTATTATAAATGTATAATAAGATGCAAGAGTTGAATATCGTTGAACTTATTGAGAAGAACCCCATCGCGAAGCTAACCCAAACCTACAATAACAAATTGTTATGCAAAATTAAAGAAAATTTTGTTGGGTTTGAGCAACAATTATTTGTGAGCAGCTTTTATTGCTATTTGAATTATGATAAAGCGTTGGATTATGTAGTGGACTTAGATGATATTTGGAAGTGGTTGGGGTTTACACAAAAAGTGGATGCAAAACGATTATTAGAAAAATATTTTACACTTGAAAAAGATTATAAAAACATTGCTTTGGGCTATCCCAAAGCAAAAATAGTTGATGAAAATATAGTTTTGAAATTTGGAGGAGAAAAAATAACGGAGGATGTAACAGTTAATAATCCGGAAGAACAAACTGAAAAACGTGGTGGACATAATAAACAAAAAATAATGTTAAACATAAAATGTTTTAAATCGTTGTGTTTGAAAGCACAAACCAAAAAAGCCGGCGAAATCCACGATTATTACATAAAACTGGAAGAAGTGATGCACGACATTGTTGATGAAGAGACGAACGAGTTGAGAACACAATTGGAACAAAAAGATAGCATAATCCAATCTAAAGAACAAGAAAAAAGTAAATTAGAACAAGAAATAATCTCAACGAAAAAAGAAAAACAGCGCGCGGTAGAACAAGCGACGATTGCGCAGTTCCCTTTAAATACCGAATGCATATATTTTGGCACAATAGAGAATACCAATGATGCTAAAGAAAGTTTACTAAAGTTTGGCCACACGAATGATTTGGCAACAAGAGTGCAAGACCACCGCAAACACTATGACACATTTATTTTAGTAGAAGCGTTCCGCGTGCAAAATAAAGTGGAAATAGAAAATCTAATTAAAACCCACCCGAGAATAAAAGGGCACATTCGCAGCATTGAAGTCAACGGGAAAAACAAAACGGAGATTATTGCATATGACAATACGAATTTCACATTAGGGCGGTTATCCAAATGCATCAGAGATATAATACATTCAAAGACGTATAGCATTGACAATTTCAACAAATTGATGCGCAGAAATGAAGAATTAGAGGAGGAGTGTAAAATGCTGAAAGAACAAAATGCAAACAACAATGCGCAACTGGTAAAACAATCATTAGAAATAAATGAATTGAAAGAAACACTCGCGGCACTTAAATCTACAGTAGAAACCGTGAAAGAAACGCATCAGTCGGTGTATCAAAATGTGTTATTGCCGGAAGATGAGACGATTAAAAAGTTTAATGAGTTTGTCATGGCGCAATGCATTGTTCGCGCAGATGTGGAAGACCTTTCGGTTAATATTGAAGGCCGGTTCCGTATATGGAGCCACACAAAACCAACAAAGGAGACGTTCCATTTATTAAAGAATTATTTGGATACCCGGTTTAAACCCAAGCGCATTCAAGGGTCACACGGGTATGTTGGCATTATTTTGAAAACCGCGGAATATAAAAAGACGGAGTTAAATTCTAGAGTGGAAACATTTATATTTCAGCGCTGCAAGTTTTCAGATACTGGCAAAATATTGAACTCAACCTTGTTGAAAGAGTATTGCAACTGGATGGTAAGCATAGATGCAATCAAGAGGGAAGAACTGACAGATGATAATGGAAAGAACTTCATGAAAGAAATTAAAGAATATTTGAATGCAAGTCCTTATGCACTGAAGGCGACGGTGTGGTTAGAGAATGAAAGCAACGAAGGATATTATGGAATAAGTCTAAACAATTCAAATCAATTGCAAAATGCAGATTCTAAAAATAAGTTTTCAACAACAGGTAAAAAAGTAGAGAAAAGAGAAGTCGCAGAGCCGCACAATATTCTTGGCAAGTGGGATACAATCGCAATGGCCGCGCAAATGGAGAATGTAAGTGCGGCGAAGATGAGCCGCAGCATAAAAAATAAATGTGTGTTTGATGATTATTACTATTGTCTTTCTACGTGAAAAGAACGCATTTGCAAATTCTGTAAATAAATGTAACCCGTGCTGCGTTGTAGATGGGTTCGCATAAGAATGATTGTAAATGACGAAGTCACTGTAATTATAGATGATTAGTAATAAGTAATTGGTAAATAATGTATAAAAAGTAATAAATAATTTTGTTACTTTTTATGATGTCATGCATAATCTTAAAATAAAAAATGTTGTGCATAAATATAAATAACTTATTAGTTCACATTTGAAAATAGTATTACGTTTATTTTTCTCAATACAACAGATAAATCAAATGCGTTATCGTTAGGATTATATCTAATTATTTTATTTCCTAATGATAATATGTATTTTTCTCTAATTTTTTCTTGTTCTGCATCTCTGTCTTTATGATTAAACTCATCGCATTCAACTACCAGCTTATGGTCTATAAAATATAGGTCTGCTTTATAATTACCAATTGCAAATTGGCGTTTAACATTTAATGCATCTTTGTATGAATTTTCAATAAACCCGATGGTTTGATTTTCAATACACATACATAAATTTAATTGTTGCACATTGCCGCTTACATTTACAATGTATCTATTTCTTAAATTATATGAGTTTTTTAATAGTTCAAACGCCTCTTCCGTAAGAAGATAATGCATCTTGTTTTGACCTCCATGTTGTTTTGTGACAAGACATTTAGTTTTTTCAACAATATAGTGAACGCCAACTTTATAATTTTTTTTTAAATGTTTCACAATTGTATATTTTTGACCAGTTAAATATAACAATTCATCAATATTTCGGGTGAATGACATTGTGTTGCATAGTTAACAAATTTATAAAAATAAATCAATTTTTTTACTTTGCGCGCTGGAAATTAGTAAACCCCGACCAAAAAACCAACCACCGGGTTTTTCCAAATGGGCGGAATATATCCCGAGTATAAAATAATATTCGCGATATTGGCGAGCACATGAAGCCCGCTATGCAAATAAACAGAATTCCAATATTTGCCGTGATTGTAATAATAGTGACTGAATGGATATAGAGAGCATCCTAAACAAGTGAGAGCATAGTAGCCAATGTAATATTGAGACTTGTATGCGCGCAGCAAATGATAGGTAAGACACCCGCCAATCCACCAAATGTCCATAGTCCGGCGCCAGTCGTAACGCGGGTCGCGCCAATAATTGATGGAGGTAAGAACTGCGATGCCATCAATAATTGCAATTCCGGTGTAAGAACGGTACCAACAATATAATGTGCCAATCCCGGTGACTAATGAGGTTTTCAATAAAAAGCGAGACTGTTGGGGCGTAAATTTGAGGGGGGGGGTGGAGTTTTGTCAGTGAATAAAGAAATCATGGA